CCAAAAGAGCTAGAGCTTCAGTTATAGTGACGCTGCCGCCAGCGTACGGCGCACCAGCAATTCTAAAGGTTGCTGCTTGGTCTATAGTAACAGCTCCACCCGATTGGTTAATATTTGTTGACTCAATATTCACTGTCCTCTGGGAAGAAGTAACCTGCGTTGTACCAGCCAGTGTAATGTTATATGCCCCGAACTCTACTAGTTGGTGTGTGGCATTGGCTGCGTCAGCCAGAGTCATATTCGGAGAATCGAAAGCGTGTGTGGTGAGGGCTGCCGTTGTGTTCCTAGTGTCTATGTAAAAAACAGTTGTTGTGCCATCAGTTGCAGACAGGGCAGGATACAGATTAGCCGCAAGTGCCAGAGTTAGCCCTGCTGTGGGGTCTAGGGTCAAAGTACCTGCACTGGTTGCAATAGTACCTGCATCCGTCAGGGTTATATCGCCCTCAAGAAACAGGTCTTGCCATGCTGCTGATGCGCTACCCAAGTCATAGGTATCATCTGCATTAGGCAGGACGTTGCCTGTCACTGTGACGTTGGCAGCTAGGGCTAGACCACTGGAGTCAGTGATGACTCCATCAGTGATTACTGTGTCTCCTATGGTGAAGTCCGTAGTTGCATCTATAGTTCCGGAGCCTACGATAGCCCCAGCAAACGTAGAGGACAAATCATCACTAATCGTCAGTGCTGTTGCTAGGGCATTTAGGGAACTTCCAGACCCTCCTGCATTGGCAGTCTTGAATACAATGTCGCCACCTGCCCCAGAACCCTTACCTTGCCCTCCATGTATCGTTAAAGCCCCACCAGCTATGTTGTTCGTAGTTCCTGCTGTAGTCGCACCTGCTCCAATAGATACCGCTGTTCCTGCTGCATCGTGGGCTGTGGCTACAGGGATAACTACCCCTGCGTCAACTGTAAGCGTTCCATCAAGTAAGATAACAGAACCGCTTGCTGGTTCTAAGTTGATTGCTGCTCCTGAGTCCAGTGTTAATGCCCCAGCAGAATTTACATCAACTGTACCATCGGCGGTAATCTCAATATTCCCTGCTGCTGCGGCTGCATCAGTAGTTACTATTGAAAGCGTTCCGTTTGTTCCAGCAGTAAAGACAACAGTGTCACTCGTGTCACCTGTCATAGTGATGACTTTGCCGTTGATGTTAATATCATCTATGACCGCTTCTGTAATGGCTGAGTTAGTTCCTAGTGTTACTGCATCAATCGCCCCACCATCTATATTGATAGCATCTAAGGCTGCGCTTTCAATGAAGTTTGCTCTAGTCATCTTGCGGAGCGTTCCACCTGCTCCATCATCTATAACAAGGAGGTCTCCATCTGCTATCGTGGAGGATGCGGTCATGTTCTGAATATCGAGCTTGAGAACGCTACTCGCATCGGATAACCCTGTGCTTGTTACTGTTCCTGCAATAACCCCGACAAGGTCTGCCAGTGCTTCTTTCTTGGCTGAGCCTGTAGCCCCTCCATCAAGGAACACTATATAGTCTCCGTCAGCAATAGTCGTATCCGTTAGAAGGGCTGGAGAGTCTATAATCAGATTGTCTACTCCAAACTTCTTAACAGTTCCTCCATCACTGATAAGTATTTCATCTTCGGCTGCAAGTCCTGTGGCTGCTAGTTCTGTTTGTCCAGAGATAACATTGTCGTTTAGCATCCCTGATTCTACTGCGGCACTCTGGATAGTTCCTGCTCCTGTCACATTACCAGAACCATCAAATGACGCAGATGTCCAAGCGACATCTCCTGTCATAGCAATCGTTCTGCCTGTTGCTAGGGCAGTCGCAGTATCTGCATTGCCAGTTAACGGACCAGAGAACGCATCGCTCGTCACCGTGCCATCAAAGTAAGCATCCTTGAACTCTTTGCTTGCGCTGCCAAGGTCTATATCATTAGTGGATTCTGGAATGATTCCACCATCAATGATGTTTACTTGTGCTGTACCATTTAACTTAAAGATAGTTCCAGCGGCATCCGCAGGGTCAATAACAATCTCTCCGTCCACATCAAGCGTCAGGTCGGCTGCTGCGGCATCATCGTCTGTAGTCGTGAGCGTTGTCGCTCCGTGAGTCGTAACAGCGATGGACATCAAATCGCCTGTATCTGAACTGTCCGTTATCTGCAATGTGCTTGCATTAAGATTCAGATAATCCACTTGCAGAGCCGACAGTGTTCCCAAAGATGTTATGTTAGTCTGTGCTGCTGTAGCCAATGTTCCATCGAGTTCATTGACTGCCAGATTAGCTAACGTGAAACCGCTTGTAGTATTTACAGTGGTAGTCGGTTCTTCGTGGGAGTTGCCTGAAGTTGCAAACAGTTTCCACTTGTCTGAATCAGAAGCATCCCTGAACAATCCAGAAAACTTCTTACCTGAATCGGTATATTCAGCAAAGATACCAAGGTCTACGCTATCTGCATTGTTGTCATTGCCTAAGTGGAACAGTGGGTCATCTATAACAGTCGTTGAACTACTAATCGTCGTGGTTGTTCCCTGTACTTCGATGCTACCGCTAAAGACAACGCTTCCTGCAATAGTTAAGGTTGAGCCGTCTGAGGACATAGATTCCCCACCGCGGTCATAGAAGTACAGAGTATCTACGATACGGACATCACCATCCAGTACATCTAACGATGTTTGTCCGTTTGTACCTGTAATCTGTAGAACTTCTTCAGAAGAATCCCATGTGAGGTTATCTCCTGCTGTTCCAGAATAGAATATAACATCGTTGCCACTGCCATCTGTTCCTACAGATAAAGCTCCAGTAGGGGTTATGTTGATAGTGGCATTAGACCGAATCCGTGAAGCATCATCGCCTGAGAAATCTACGGCGATAAAGCTATCTCTATCTGCATCTATAATGGCGAGCGTGGTCTGCGTAATGCCATCGAACAAGCCAAGGTCTACATCAGCAAGACCAATGCCAATACCAAATACAGGAACATCAACCGCTCCACCTGACGGCAACTGATGCGCCCAATAGTTAGCATTGGCATCAGCGGTTTCCCAGAACTCCGTACCCTCATCTGTCTCGCCGCTTGTTACACCATGAACTGTGAGGTCGCCTGTAACTGTGAGGTTCTTGACTGTTCTGATGAAGCCATCTTGTCCAAGCCCTCGCAAGGATGCGGTTGCTTCTCCTTCAAAAGCCATTCATCACCTCATCTATAATACATTCTCAACGTGCCTATTTTGCTATCACCAGCATTAGACACAACCAATGACAGCTTCCCCATAAAGGCTGCTCCGTCTTTGGCATCACCGCCTGTCAGGACTTGCTCTGAGGTGGACGTATGTCTATTGACAAGCCCACCTGCTGCAATATCTATCCCATCATCATCATTAACTACAATATCGTAGTTAGCAGATGGGGCGGTGCTAGATGGGTTTGTAGCCCATCTAAGCACCTGTCCGCTCAACGTCTTTGTGTCCGTACCAGACATATCTCCCGAACCGTCACTTGTCCATGTCCATTCGACATACTTAACAGTATCGTGAGACACATAGGAAATCGTCACACTTCCAGCCATAGCCTACTCCTCCTTAGATTCTTCCTCTCCATCACCATCTTCTTCTTCGGATTCCTCTGCTACTTCTTCAACTGCTTCTTCCGCAGCTACATCAACTTCTTCTTCTTCCTCCGGGCGTTCTCTCTCTGTTTCAGTTACCATCTAAACCCTCCTAGCTATCTATTGCTGGCAATACATATCCGCTTGCCGTATTTGTGGCTGTACCAAGATTATCAAACTGCCTCACGCCGTCTGCGTCTATCAGCACCTCTCCACTGGTGTCGGCGTGACCGATTCGGTTATGGGCTATTAGTCCGCTATTGGCTGTCGTATCGCTGTCGACTAGCAGGTCGCCAGCCGTGTTGAGCCTGTATATATAGTTCCTAAGAATCCTGCACGATGTCAGGTCTTTACCAGAAGCTACGCCGATAATGGCGTTGCTGTCATTCACGCCCAACTCAATAAAGTTGTCGTTCATTACTAGCAGGTCTGTATCTTCCCTGATAGTGATGAAGTTGACACTCGCGGTATCAACAGTAGTAGCAACGCACTCAGTAACACTAAGTCCGTCACAAGCATTAGCCGATGCACTTGTCCTGATACAAGTCAGGAAGTTCTCGGTAGTAGTATTCTCTTTCCATTCGCACTTGTGGAACTCTGCCGATGCTGCCGAAACGTCTATCGCTACAGTAATATCTGCATGACCTGCGCTGAATATCACATTCTCCCAGCGTACATTCGCTGCGCTAACTACGATAGACACAGAAGCACCTGCATCTAGAAGCAAGGTTGGTCTTGCTGTTCCACGCCCCAGCCCTATGATTGTGACCCCTGCCACATCACAGGTTATAGCCGACGCCCCTGTTAGCGTCTCGCTATGCCCTGCCATAACGTAGATGATGTCTCCGTTGTTAGCAGTTGTCTGACCGATTGCTGAATCAATCGTGGTGAATGGTGCATCCGGGTTGCTCCCAAATCCTGCACTCGTACCTCCAGTGGATGAACCACTATCAACAAAGAAGATGTTCCCTGTTGTCTGTGACTCTGGATTTACTACATAAACACCACCACTAGTTTTTCTTACAAATAGTTCTGTCTTTGCCACTTCGTACTCCTTTCGCGTTTCGGGGTTATATACCCTTGTTGCGAGATTGTTTAACCATCTTGTCTACCGTAGGCTGCTCCTCTGCCTTCGCATAACGAGCAGCTACGATAACCTTTGCATCGTTCTGACTATGACCCTCATCCATTACTTCAAAGACTTTATTAGCCCATTCAATAGGGTCTAAGCCCTCTGGTATGTTATCCCTTCGACCTGTCAGAACTCTAGGCATGACTATGAAGGCTTCACATAGACCTTGCTTCCTGTGGAAGCTGCGCCCTGTAGTTCCTTCTTCGGGTATGCGTATCCGTATCTGATGAGTACACCAGCTACATTGTCTACGCCAGTATTGCCACCCTCGGCAACGTAGAGCCTGACGAAATCAAACCCATTATCGACATCCATGTCTTCTGCTCTGGCTTCGATGATTACAAAGTCGCCATCCGCATCGACTGGATTGTCTGTGTCGTAGTCTCCACCAGAAGCATCCGTGGTGAAGTCTTTGACACTTGTACCAGACGAGTCAGTTGCTTGCTGAAGTCGGCACTCGTCTAGGTCATCGCCAGAATCCCAAGTACCAATCTCAACATACGCCATCACTCTGGAGTAGTTCTTCATCGAGAGATAACCACCATTATTCTGGGCGTTTGTACCCCCGATGTCTGCCAAATCTAGCAAGTCAATGCTTGCGTGTTCCGATAGTCTCATGGACATATCTACCTCCTATTGCTCGTGTCAGGAACTTAGTTTTGTTCCTGCACCACACTGGGAACGACTGACATATCCTGCTCAGCCTTTGCTCCCTTGTTATCCATAATGGTATTGCACCTTCTGCACCTTGGTGGATAGTCATCCTTGTCGTGCATCCTAGAACAGTGTGGACACAAAACCTGTAGGCCTGCACCTCCGGGTGCTTCCATCGTTAATAATGCCATCTCGAACCTCCTTACGACCTAGTAGCCAGATTCACGAATGGGCTTAGAGTATTGCTTCCGTTTCGTGGTGTCAAGGCAGACTCCAACCAAGGTCGTCCGTCCACTCGTTGCGTAAATCGCCATACTGTTTCGTCATTTTGGAATCTCACATGAGGGCTGGAAGCCATGCTCAATGTTTGCCTGTCTCCAATGACATAGTAGCCAAAGTCTACAAAGAATATATCTCCAGCCGTTCCAAGGGTCTGGCACTTCTCTGTTAATACTATTGGCCTTCCGTATAGGGTTGCTGGGGCTGAACCTGTCAGGTTGGACATGACAGCAGCCGAGCCGCCTGTTCCTACGCTTCGGGACATAGCGACAATCTGGGGCATGGTATCTGGGTGTGCTACCCATACAGCCCTTGCCCTACTGCTTGGAAGCATACGGCTGTACATCTTGTCTATGTTCTCAGCTACGATAGTTGTGGCTGCCTGACCTGTTTCTTTTGCTACAGTAATCAGGGCATCTGCATTGATAATACCTACTGGCTGACCACCACCGATGCCGTTCACAAACGCATCATCCTCAAAGTAGGCAAGAGCCTGTGGGAACAACCTTAGTAGCAATGCCTCAAGGCTGATTGCTGAGTCTGCCAAGAG